TCAACAGGAATATTCAAAGAATGAGCATGCCATTTATTGGCATGCGGAAACTCGGGCAATCCACAATGCGCTCAGAGTGGCAAATGAGAATGATTTGAAACGCTCGACACTTTTCGTTGTACGTTCCAAAAAATCTGTATATAATGATAAACATTATGACGTATGCGGGTTGGCTAAACCTTGCGAAGGTTGTATGAAAGCAATCAAACAATATGGTATTAAAAAGGTCGTATATTCATGCGACGCAATGATCAACGAAACAAGCTATGCTGTGATAAATAATTTAGGAGGCACTAATGTTTAAGACGGTTAACTTTTCAGTACCAGGTACCCACGTTGAACTTCAAGAGGGTATTGAGACCGTGATTTATCGCGTAGTAGCCCGCGGACCTTTTACCATGAAGTTGGAAAAGGTATCCAAGTATAAAACCGCCCTCAGAGCATAAGGAGATTAGGGCCATGAAAAAGAGAAATCCCATGGCCCGTACTCTCGCGCAGGGTCAATTTCAAAACAAAGTTATTAAATCAAAGAAGGTGTACAAGCGGAAGAAGTTAAGTGTGACTGAGACCGCCAACACTGCACCTAATTAAGGTAAATTTATGAGCATTTATGAATATGGAGCTAAGGTACTGCGCGTTATCGATGGCGATACTCTCGATCTTGAGATTGACCTCGGCTTTGAAATTAGAATTCGTGAACGTATCCGTCTTATTGGCATCGACACACCAGAAACATATGGTGCCAAAGCAAGTCCAGAGGGTAAACTAGCTACGGCGTTCACGAAGTCGTGGGTAGATGGTCACGCCAATTTTCATCTATCAAGTACGAAATACAATCAACGTGAAAAGTATGGCCGCGTGTTAGGCGTATTGTATCGTGATGGAGACACTGTGTCTCTTAATGACGCATTGCTAAATTCTGGTAATGCGAAAATAGTGACTTATTAAATCCAAATTTATTTTAAAGGATAATATAATATGAAGAAGCTATTACTAGTGGACGTGGACGGCGTCCTATTGGATTGGATAGGTGGTTTTGCCACTTGGATCCGTAAATATCAATTTTCAGACCACTCACAATATAAATTTGCTACGACTGGTGTTAAGCTCCTAGAAGACGGTCCAATTCCAAAAGAGATCGTTACAAATTACATCAAACTTTTTAACTCATCACTTGAGTTCGGTTATCTCAATGCTATTGAAGGAGCAAAGAAAGGTCTTAATCATCTCTACAAGAAAGAATGGGAAATTGTCACGCTGTCATCTTTCTCTGATGACGAGTTAGCTTTCGCTGCTCGTGAAGATAACATTCATGATCATTTTGGTCACGTATTTTCGGACTGTGACCATCTTCCACTTGATGCTTCTAAGAAAGCTTCTCTTCAATATTACAGAGACACTTATCCAGATCATCTAATCCTATTCATCGACGACTCTCCTCAGCACGTGATTGATGCACTCGAAGTCGGTATCGATGCAAAGCTCTTTGTCCGTCCACACAACAATCAACATGATCTTGTTAGAGATTATGGTGTGAACTGGAATGATATTGTCGAACGCTATTATTAATTAAGGAATTTACATTGGCATTAAATGAAATACAACAAGAGGCTCAAGAAGCTTATCGTGCTCATGGAACTCAACAAGCTGCAGCAGACGCACTAGGAATTCACGTCTCAACTCTACAACGTAGACTTAAAAGTATTGATCAAAATTCTTTTATAAATTCTATCCTTGAAGAAGAAGCTACTCAACTAGGCATCGATATTGATGATGTCCAATATGCTTGGGTAAAGACTGATGATGTATCGATGATGGTTCGTCGTAAGGACGTTCCTTCTTATGAAGAAATCAGAGACTCATTCATCGAAGAGATGAAGAACTATGCACCTGTGTACGAAAAGATTCCGTACTACTCTAAGGGTGAACACCTTCTAGTTGTCGATCCTGCAGACGTACATATTGGTAAACTTGCGGCCGCTCTAGAAACTGGTTATGACTACGACATTCAGGAAGCTGAACGCCGTGTTCAAGAGGGAATCGTATCTCTAGCAAATAAGGCTGCTGTCCATGGAATTTCTCGTATTGTGTTTGTCCTCGGTAACGATATCATACATACTGACAACACTAACCGTACGACTACTGCTGGGACACCTCAAGATACCCAAGGTCAGTGGTGGCAGATGTTTACAGCTGCCAAGAGAGTTTACATCAAGGCTATTGAGACGCTAACTCAGTTCGCCCCAGTACACCTAGTTTATTGTCCATCGAACCATGACTACAAGGTCGGCTTCTTCCTCGCTGACTCTGTCTTCTCTTGGTTCAGTAAGAACCCGAACGTAAGTGCCGGTGAAGAACAGAAGAGCATCTCTATCAACCATCGTAAGTATGTCGTCTTCGGCAACAACCTCCTAATGTTTACTCACGGAGACGGTGCAAAGGAGAAGGATATTCCTAACCTTATGCAGTACGAAGCTCGTGAAGCCTGGGGTCAGACACGATTCGCTTACGCTTACACTCACCATTTCCATCACAAGATTAGAAACGTAGCTGGACTCAATCCACAAAAGCTCGAAAAAGATCACATTGGAATCACTGTTTTGCAAAGTAGCCGTGTACTTAATCCAGCAAACAATGTATATATTGAGTATGTTCGATCACCTTCACCTTCTGATGGTTGGCATCACAGAAACGGGTACATTAATGAACAAGCAATCGAAGTATTTCTTCATCATCCAGATCGTGGACAAATTGCTCGGTTTACAGAATTCTTTTAAAATCAAGGAGATTTAAATTTATGGCTATTAATCAAACTCGTGCAGAGCGTTTTGCTCGAAAGTCAGACTCAGAACTGACTGCAATCGCCAAGACAGGTTCACTCTCTGCTGCGGCAGCCGAGTGGGAGCTTCTTCGTCGTAACAAGTCAGCTGCTGGCTCTACAGAAAAGAAGAAGAATAAGGCATGAGTAACGTAGTTCCTGTAGAGGATGCTGATGAGGAAGTTATCAGCATCTCTCTTTCTTTGTTTAACCAACTAACAGAAGACTCTTACTTTCTCGCTCTCCTTGAAGCTCATGGAGTAGACAACTGGGAAGGTTACCATTTAGCTTGTCAGGAACTAGACGAAGAAAACTTTGACCTAGAAGACTAAATATCCTTAAAAAGGATATGAAGTGACCTGGTATCATAATGATAAGATTATAACACAAGAAGATATTCAGTCAGAGTGGGTTGGTTTCGTTTATCTCATAACCAACCAGACCAATGGAATGAAATACGTTGGTAAAAAGTTATTTTGGACTACACGAAAGAGACCTCCTCTCAAGGGTGCAAAGCGAAAGAGAATTGACGTAATACCGTCTGAGTGGCAAAAGTATTATGGTTCAAACGACGCTCTTAAGACCCTTGTAGAAGACTCCTTCGACAAAAGTATTTTTAAAAGAGAGATTTTGCATATCTGTTTTTCAAAGGTTCAGTTATCATATTACGAAGCTAAAGAACAATTTGATAGAGAGGTTTTATTTGATGAGACTTATTACAATGGATTTATCGGTGCAAAGATAAACGCAAGAGGACTCAAGAAATTAAATGTCAGTTAAATTTGTCTCAGAGGGTCTAGATGATGAAAAAGTAGTTGTTAATAGGAACTCTTGTCCTGTCTGTGCGCAGCCAGACCAAGAGTGTTCATTGATTGTTATGTCTTACAAGAGCATATCAAAAGCTAAGCGAAAATTCCAACTTAAATGTGTAAAATGTCTTACACCATTTTCTATTACAACGAAAGATACTAGTTATGATGAATCAGATGACTCTCCTAAGTGATGCACTTGTAATCAAAGGCAACATTGAAAACTACATCGAAGACAATGATATTGAGTTTCCATTTGTAGTAGGACAGAATTCTCTCGACATGCTCTTAGATTATTGCGACGATAATCGTATCAAACTTAAAACATCAATTAAAGAATTTTACAAAATTAAGGAGAGACTATCATGAGTATAGTTGTCTATGGCCGTGAGGATTGCGGTTACTGCAAGCTCGCAAAGAACTTGCTTGAACAGAAAGAAATTCCGTTCGAATATGTTTCACTCGAAACTCCTGAACAGCAGGCTGACCTTCTTGAGTTCGTTAGCCCACTTATTCGTTCAGTTCCAGTTGTAGTCATTAACGGCAAGTGGATCCCAGGTGGATATGAAGAACTTGCTAAGCTTGTTAGTGCAGAAGAGAAGTTCAGGACGTTACGTGAGAAGCATGATATTGACAATGTCCTACGCAGCGAAGAGCCTGTAACTGTCGAGTTCATGAAGGCAGACGGAACTATCCGTGTTCTAAAGGGCACACTTCATCCTAAGTTCCTTCCTGTAGTGAACATAGGTCTTGGTGAAGTTACTAAGGCTCCTAAGAGTTTAAATGCTCGTCTCGTGACTGTATTCGACGTGGAAGCCAATGACTGGCGTTCATTTAACATTGACACTGTTATCTCGGTGACCAAGTGACTGAAATTATTGCTGGCGAATTCGTCAGAAATGAACTATCGAAGAATGCCATGGGTGGAACAGAACTCATGGCTCTTCGAATGGTCCGCGACATCGATACTGAACTCCTAAAGAACTTTCAGATCATCCACTCTCGTGTTCGTGAACTGCGTCCAGATCTGAAAAAGATCCTCGTTTTCCATGACCTCCCAAACGACCCAGAAGTGCAAAAGTTTGCCAATAATACAGAATACTGCGACCAATTCGATAAGTTCGTTTTCGTCTCAGATTGGCAGCTCCAGTATTATAACCTCACATTGGGTATTCCATATTCTAAGTCCATCGTGATCCATAATGGTGTAGAAGAATTCCCAATTCGCAACAAGCGTGACCCATTTGACAAGATCCGAATCATCTACCACACGACGCCGCATCGCGGTCTTGAGTTCCTTGTTCCTGTCTTTGAGGAACTCTGTAAGTACCATAACGATATCGAACTCGACGTTTATTCGTCCTTTAATATATACGGCTGGGGAGAGCGGGACAAACAGTACCAGGAATTACTTGACCGCTGTACAAATAACCCAAGGATTATCAACTACGGTTTCCAATCAAACCATATCGTCCGTGATGCCTTGCAGCGAGCAGACATTTTCGCTTACCCTTCTATCTGGCCGGAAACATCCTGTATCGCAGCAATCGAGGCTCTCATGGCTGGCGTTTCAGTAGTGTGTCCAAATTATGCAGCCCTTCCTGAAACGTGTGCTAACTTTGCCCACATGTACCAGTGGTCCGAAGACAAACAAGAACACGCAACCCGGTTCCTTCATGTTCTCCACAATACGATTAACTTGATTCGTGACAATCCGGAATTGGATAAAGAGTTCCAACAGATTTATCATAATAAGGTACACTCGTGGAATGTCCAAAAACAGCGTTGGGAACAATTGCTAAAATCCCTAATTTAACTGTTTACATACGCTGTAATTTAGTGTATATTAAATCAAGATTACAAATAAAGGATTAGCAAAATGGCAAAAGCAATGAGTCTCTACAAAGGCAAAAAGAAAGCCATTCGTACGACCAAAGCTCAGCTCAATGTTCTCGATCGTAAACATATCGGAAACGAGCCAACCCTCAATGCACTCTCTTCGAAAATTGAAATTCTCCGAGCTCTTGGTTGGTACAATCACATGTACAATTCCAAGACTCACGTTGAATTCCTCATGGAATACCTCGCAGAGAACGACAAGAAGCTTCTCAAACACGTTGGAAAGTTGGACATGAAGTCCATCGATCCTTCTGTTTGTCGAATTGCTCGTATGAAGATGTTGAACGAAGAACTTCCAAAGGAGCTTCTCACGAAGTTGGAAGAAGGACTGGAAAAGCTTCGTAATCGAAAGATTGAAGTTATCCAAAAGCCTGAAGAAAACACTGACGGTCAAACGAACGTCATTTCTATTCGTGCACGAGTTGAAGAAAAAGGAGAGTCTCTTATTGCAGAATTGGAGAACATCATCGATAGCGGTGACTGGACTTTCTCTCTTTATAATTACTTCACTGCTCATTCCACTCCAAAGGCTTACACGAAGATCGTTGCAGATTATTATGCACCTCTCCTTGAAGAGCTCCAGGAAGCCTCTGCGAACAAGGATAAACAGCTCAAGGAAGCGTACTCTTGCTACTCTCGCAAAGAAATAAAGCTTTTCGAAGCGCTCGTCCAGTCAATTATCGATGATTGCGACAAGTATTCCGAAAACAAGAAGCGAGAAAAAGCTCCAAAGAAAAAGAAAACCGTCTCTGCTGAGGCTCTCTTCAAGAACTTCAAGTACCAAAAAGCAGACAACGACATGAAGATCGTCTCAATCGATCCACATAATATCCTACAAGCAGCCGAACTCTTCACCTACAACACAAAATACAAGTTGGTGACCCACTTGGTTGCTGAAGAGGGTAAAACCCTCGGTGTCCATGGTATGGCAATTACGAACTATGACGAGCAAAAGTCTTCTACACGAAGGGTAGGTCGAAAGGCAGACGAAGCGGTGCAGAAAATTCTCAACCTCGGTAAGAAGCCTGTACAGAAATACGTCGAAGAACTCAACAAGAACGGTGTAACTCTACATCGTGTAAACGAAAATGTGGTTCTCTTAAGAATAACAAAGGCAGCCTAATGGAGTTCCTCCAATGGCTGCTAATAATCAGCATTGTCGGAATTAGTTTAATTTCAGTTCATTATATTATTGGTAGTTTTGTAGAATTTATTGCCCCACTGGTGCTCATAGAGAAGAGTTCCAGCTGAAGAAATAGATAAATATATCATGACTCAATGAGGGCATGATATGACTGAAAAAATAGAAGAACGAACTGTTCCGAACAAAGGTAATGTTATTCAATTTCCAAAGATCCATCCGGACATTACCTCTGAACTTCCACTGACCCATGAATTAGCCGCAGCTACAATCAAAGATGTTAAATCTTATTACAATGCGGAAGCCCTTGAATTCGTTATGGAAGTTACGATGCAGACCATAAATAATTGTGGTTATCTATCTGACGGTAGACGCGTGAACACTAAGGACATAATGCTTTTAGAATTAGCAATCGAGTCCATCCTGCATCGCTACCAAGGATTAGATCATCCATTACATGAGACTGTTGAAGGCTTAATTCAGATTCAAGAAGCTGACGACGATAGTGATTTTATAGAATTAGAGGATGAGGAATTAGAACCTCAAGAGTGATATTATTATACTCATCGACTTTTCCCAATTGTGCATTTCTACGTTTATGGCAGCAGCAGAAAAAACCGGCGTACCTTCTATCGATGAAGATATGATCAGACATAATACACTAAACTCTCTACGTAAGGCTAATTCAAAGTTTCGTAAAGAGTTTGGTCGTCTCATTATCTGCTGCGATGGTTCAAATCCATGGCGCAAGAAGATTTTCCCATACTACAAAGCCAATCGAAAAACTGGACGCGATAAGTCCAACGTTGATTTTGCTGCTCTCTTCGCGGTCTTCAAGAAGATTCGTCTCGAGCTGCAGGAAAACTTTTCGTATCCAGTCGTGCATATCGATGGGGTCGAAGCAGACGATATCATCGCAGTTCTATCTCGCGCAGCAAACGAACCAACTTTGATATATTCACGAGACAAGGATTTCGTCCAGCTCCATACGAATATGGTTCTCCAGTATGATGCCATCAAAGAGGATTACATCCGTCACGTCGACGTTAATAGGTTCTTATTTGACCACATCGTCAAGGGTGACTCAGGGGATGGTATCCCAAATATCCTATCAGATGATGATACGCTTATCGTTCCAGGTAAACGCCAGAAGTCTGTTATGGCAAAAAAACTCGATGGTTGGTACCAACAGATTTGTAATGGTGAATTTCCAGAGGAACTTGATAAGGTTCGCTTTAAGAGAAATACAAAGCTTATTGACTTATCGTTTATTCCATCTGAGATTGTTCAATCAATCAACGACTCATTCCGTGCTGAGTTAAATAAAGAGAAACCTGGATCGATGTCGATCTATTTTATGAAATATCGGTTGAAGAAACTGACCGATCAAATTGCTGATTTTAAGGAAAATGTACTATGAACCAAGTTGTAACAAGACGCAGGGAAATCTCTAAGATTCTTGCAGACGTGGATGCCATCTCTGATGCAGGAGCTCGCATCAAGGAACTTCGTCGAATTTGTGAAGAGTCAGTTCCGGTTGCTACAATTATCCAGTTGACTTACCATCCAGATTGTCACTTCAAACTGCCTGAAGGCGACGTCCCAGAGTCACTCTGGAAGCGTTCCAACCACCAGGAATATGGTGTTCTTTATTATAACATCAAGCGTCTGGGCAAATTCTGGGAGGAATCAAATATACCTCCATTCAAGCGTGAACAGGCTTTCTTCGATCTACTTTCTTCTGTAACTCCAGGCGATGCAGACCTCATGATCGGCGTAAAGAACAAGCGACTCCCATATCGTGCACTGACTGAAAAGTTCTGCAAGAAGGCGCTTCCTGAACTATTTCCAACGGAGGAAACTGCGGTATCATGACTCATTGGGGTGATGACGAAGACGATTTCGATTTTGACGAAGCTTACGAAGAAAAGAAGCGTAGAGAACGCGAACGCCAAAATCAACGCCGGAACAAGCTTGGCAACCGGTACTCAGAATTAGAGGATGACAATGCCTAATTACACATTCATCGATCTCGATACAGAGGTCGAACATGACGATACATTAACAGTAGCAAAAATGGAGGAATATCTCGAAGCAAACCCAAGAAAAAGAGTTGTAATAAAACAATCCAATTTTATTTCCGGAACAGGTATGAAGGTCTCAGATGGTTTTAAAGACATTCTTAAGACAATCAAAAGAAACAATCCAGGAAGTAATATCGACGTATAATTTATATAATGTCTCTGTGAAAACTAAGGAGACACCTATGGACCACTCGCTATCTCGTGTACAAAGAAAACAACAAAAGAATGCACGTAAAGTCGCTCAACGCGGTAATCGAGCTCAGGCTGAAAAGCAGGAGACCGTAAACAAATTGAGACTCAAGACAATCGAACCAAAAACAGTCAATCAAGATAGAGTCTTTAATTCCTATTACGATGACTTTGTGACGGTTGTGCATGGATGTCCAGGTACTGGTAAAAGTTTCATTTCTCTCTATCTCGCACTTCTCGACATCGAGGAAAAAGATACAGAGTACGAAAGAGTTACAGTTATCAGGTCCTCTGTCTCCGGTCGAGATATGGGTTTTCAACCAGGTAATGCTAAAGAGAAGATGAAGGAATACGAAGCTCCGTACATTAAGATAGTCAATGACCTATATGGTCGTGGAGACGCTTATCAGGTACAGAAGAATAAAGGTATTCTAGAGTTCACCTCCACCGCCTTCCTACGAGGACAGACATTTACCAACGAAATCGTAATCGTAGATGAATGTCAAAATATGTCCTATCAGGAACTCAAGACAATCGTTACCCGTTTTGGTGAAGGTTGTAAGTTGGTCCTAATGGGCGACGTCGATCAGGACGACCTCTCTTCAGAGCGTTTTTCTGAGTACTCCGGATTTCGTAAAATGCTCGACATTCTGAAGACAATGGATAAAGTTGGCTTCGTCGAGATGGGAATTGATGACATTGTTCGTCACGGGTTTGTTAAGGATTTCATTATCGCTGAGAAAAACTCAAAGGCAATTCCTCTAAACTAAACTAAAACAGTTGTTTACATTCTCCGTAATTTAGATTATATTAACCCATAATCTGATTACGGAGAATTTCGTTATGGCTCATCTCGGTGAAACTATCGATCCCTATCTTCCTTCCTTGAACACGATAGATATTGTGGTCCATTCCGGCAACGGATACAGGAAGAAGCTGGTTCTCAATATGGACCTCATGAACGATGAGCAGACTTTCTCCATCTATCGTGATGGTGAACTTATCGATACCTACAAAGATTACGTAGGAGCGGTTCTCCGCTACAATCGCGTAACAGCAACTTCTCGTGAACTTTCATTGAGGTAAATTAATGGAAAGCAAATCTAAT